TCTTGTTAGCCGACAAGCTGCCGATGAAAGCATCATTGATTACCGCATTGGTCATCAGCGTTTTGCCGTTCAAGGCGATTTTGTTTGCGTTGATATATGCATTTTCATTGACCAAACCGGCACTTGCCAGTATCTTCGAGTTTTTGGTTATGCTTGCAGATAAGTTGTTGCTTGTCTGCGTGAGTACCGATTGTTCTACTTTCGTTTTTAGCTTTGCATCGGTTTCCGACTTGGTGTAGACGGAAGATAAACGGTCACTAGTCGCCGTTATCTTGCCTGAAAGCGTGTCGAGTTGCGACTGCGTGTAGTCATCAAGCTTCACAAAACTTGCATATGTCAGATGGACAGCACAGGTAACCCCATTGTCTTTGACTGATATGCATGGCTTTACGCTTGTGATGCCATCTGGCACGGTTATGATGCCTTTAATCCACCCAGTAGTATTGCCTGCAACTTGACCAGATGGTCCCGCTTGCCAAGCAGTTTTTCCGTCTTTAGTGTACCTAAAGAGACCTCTAACGTTTATTGCGCGCCCGCCATGCACGCTGTAAAAGTTCGGGACTAACAGTTCTACATAATACTTGTCGCCAGGATTTACTTTGCAATCGACATTCCAGTACAGGTCATTGTTGTTAGGTGTACAAATGCACTTGGTATACCCATATGCACTGTAGCCGCTAACGTTGCTGATAACAGCTTTGGTTTTGAAGTCATTGCACGTCCACTCCCCAACGCTTCTGTCTTCAAAACTCTTTTTGCCGATAAGCTCGCTCGCTTGATAAGCAAGGTTGCCTTGCACCTTAGTTATGCTTGCAGACAGCCCGTCTGTTGTCTGCTTGACGTCTGCCGTCTTAGCATATCCTTTCAGGTCGCTTGCCGTCAGTTTAGTAGACAGTGCTTTGTCTGTTTGAGCGACATATGACTGGTACGTTGTTTTATCAACCTTGCTTGATACGCTTGACTTGACCCCGTTAACATCGGTAGTCAGTTGCGTTATCTTGCCTGTATGGTCGCTTACAGTTGCTTTAATGCTTTTTGCGTCAGTCTGCAAACTCGATATATCGCCCTGTGCATTTTTGACATTGGTTTTAATGCCGTTAACGTCCGTTTGCATGGTGGCTATTTTGCCGGCGTTGTCCGCTACCGTGGTTTTGACGCCATTAATGCTTTTGGTGACATCTACGGTTTTTGCATAGCCGTTGAGGTCACTTGATACCAGTTTCTCGGACAAGGCTTGATTTGTCTGCTTGACGTATGTCTGATATACCGTGTTATCTACCTTGCCGGCTATCTTCGTTGACAGTTCACCTTGACCTTTTTTGACTTCGGTTACCGTGTCCGTCACGCTTGCCAAATCTTTTTGCGCTTGCATCATGTCAGCTTGAGCTTTTTGATAGTCTGCATCCGCACTTGACTTGTTATCGGCTACCTCTTTAGCAAGCGTTATATAGCTGTCGTTTGCCTGCTTAGCCTGTTTGAGTGCTTCGTCAGTCTGTGCTTTAGCCCCGTTTGCCGTGTTGGTAGCTTTGATTGCCTCGTCATATGCGTTTTGAGCATCCGTTTTGGCTTGTTCCATGTCCGTTTTGGCTTGGTCAAGCTCGGTTTGCACCGTGGTTAAGTCTGCGGTTGACGCTAGCAGCTGCCACACACCGTCTTGGCGTTGATACATTTCAATTTCGCCATTTTCCAGTTTTTTATACCAAATGTCGCCGTTTTTCGGGTTTACCGGCTCTGTCTTACCGTAAAAATTGGTATTTTTCCCGTTTGCAGACGTGATCTGCGACGCCAATTCATCTTGTTTTTTAGACAGGTCAGATACGTTGCTTTCCAATTTGCCGACTTGACTTGCCGACGGCATCTTGTTGACAACTGTCTGCAGTTTTGCCAGCTTGTCAGCTAAGCGGCTTGACAACAACCGATAGTTGCAAAACTCAATTGTGTTCTGCGACGGATCCGTATACGATTTTTCCAGTTTGGCCACTCTTGCCGACAAGTAAAGTGCCGGATTGTAGTCGTGGTCGATAATCGTTACCGTATCGCCGATTTTTAGCGTACTGTCGATAATCTTGACGTCTGCCGTATACGTGTACTGCGGTTCGCTGTACGTCTTGAGCCGTGTGACAGTGCGGTTCAGCAGCTCGCTGGCCGATTGCGTATCGTATTCATAAAATGCTTCTATATATGTTGTTTGGCCGGGATTAAAACGTTTGTTAGCGTCAACTGCACGTAAGAATTTATCGCCTTTAGTCGTGACTAAGCCGTCCTTGTTGTACTCCAAATCGGCAAAATCGATGTTACCTGCGTCTTGCGTGTTTCCTTGACCGTCTTCGGTCTGGATAGTTCCACCTACACCACATAAAGCGGTGACAAACTCGGCTCTCGATTCCTTTTTTACGATATCGTTGAGTTCGTGGCTATATGCCATCTGCACGTCTGACCGGTCACTGCCGACCTGCTTATAAACGTTGATTTTAAACTCTGACGGAGCGTTCATCTTGACGGTGACATCAAAAGTACATTCGGCACTATCGAAGCCTTTCAAAATTGACAGTAAACGCCCTAGTCCGGTATCTCGTCCTTCATACTTTAAAGTTCGTTCAAGGCCGGCTAGCTGATTGACGCCGAGTTGCCATGGTGTGCCGCTCGTTACTAAATTAAAATAGTATTCAAAACTATGCGGACCGCTGCTTTTCCAGATGTCGCACGCTTTATTTAGCAGCTCGATGCCGGCATCTTCTGCGTACACCGTTTTTGTATACTGCGTTTCCTCGTAATCCAAGATGGTAAAAAGCCACGTCTTGCCGTCATCGTCTTGTAGCACAATGTAATTGCCGCTATCCATATACTGACTGGCCTCGTCGTTTTTGCTGATCTTAAACTCATATGAGCTTGATCCTGCGTCAAGCGTGAGCGTGTGTTTATCGTCATAAATGCCACTGGTGGTAGCCAGTGTTTCTCTTGCTCGGTTTAATACGTAAATCTGCACGTCTTATCGCTCCTTTCTATAAATATTTGCGCCTGATATACGCTGTCACGTCCGGTCTGTCAGCAAAGTTTGAGTAGGCAAAAGTAATGTGATTGTTACCCGGATTGACTATGATAGGCTGACTGCCGATGTCTTGATACTTCAACGCTGACCCACCGTTAAGCTTTGTTGTCACTTTGCCATTGTCACCGGTAATAACCAGTTTGTCGCCTTCTTTCAAGATGTTAGGAATATTGGTATACGTTTCCACGTTGTCTTTTCTAATCCAAAAATCATAAAGGTCATTCCACATACCCTTAGAACTGTTGTCTTGAAAGATTGCCTTCCAGTACGTCATTCCACCCGCTAATTTTGCACCCGATACCGCGTCAGTGTAGCTGATTACCTGCTTGTTACGGTTGCTTCCTTCAATCGATTCAAGCGTAATGGTATACGTGTTTCCGATTCTTTGAACGTTGATTTGGCCGAAAAAGTTATCCCACTTTGCGTTGTTCTCATCGGTTAAAATCCAATGATCACCCACGCGAATTTTGAGGGATGCATGACAGTTAATCCACTTCCAAAGCTGAACCGACATCAAAAGATTGCGGTTGACGTCCCAGATGTTAAACTGTTGCAAGCCATGCATGGTCATGTTCCCAAACAAAAACTGCGTATAAAAATGAGCCGTAAAATTCTTGATGTTACTATCAGCCGGGAACACAACGCTTGCTGACGGCCCGTGCCACCCCTTAGTTGTTCCGGTACTGTCTTGACCCGTACCCCAAGCGGTTACGCCACCCTGCGCATTACGCAAGCGCCAGCGTCGCTCTCTGATTTTTGCCGGATCTTCAAACGCCCCTTGCTGAAGCGGATTTGCGTTCCAATCGTTCAAAACGCCTGCGTTAATGGTCCATTGTTTAAGCCCATGATCCGGGTTATCATCACGCTGTGCAATCCATTGTGATTTTACGGTTGTTTTGCCGTCCACTTCGTCAGGATTGCCGAGCAGATAAGCCGTTTTACCATTGGCAATGCCGATATATCCGTTTTCTCCGTGGTTGGTCAGTTCAAAGCGTACCGGCACGGGTTGCGTGCCTTCGTTGACCACGTTAAGCGAGTTGGTTACGGGTGTTGCAACGAGCATGGTCAGTTGGATATAGTCCAAATTAATATCTGTTTCGCCCGTGCTTGACTTACCGTAAATATCCACATACAAATTGCCGCTGCTGTCTACATAATTAAACAAATCATCAGACGTCTGATAGTCCAGTTCGAGCATTGCCGATTTGCTTTGCGTATGTTTTACTGCGTCTGCCCAACCGGTAGCAGGTTTATAGGCTTGTGCGTAAAAGCCATTGTTGCCATATCCCCAAATTTTGACGCTTGCCGAGCTGACGTTGTTTTTAATCCAATTCAAACGCTCAACATCGCCGGCAATCCCATATTTGGCAAAAAAGCCGGGTTGAGCTTGCTCGATTGCACCTACAATGTTCAGCTTGGCCACGAAATGTGGCACTTGATAACGCCATAGGTTTTGCGGTCTTACGATTGTTGACCAGTCGTTATAATTTCCATTGCCGGCGGCATCGTTGGTGTATCTCAGGCGCACCCTCAAACGCTTGTTGGCCATGTCATTAGTCCAAGGCAAGCTCCCCTCAAACCCACACATGCCGCTACCAGCTATGTTCGAGTGTGTCTTTTGGATATCCGGACGGGCAGTAAGCGTAACTTTAAGCCGGCAATACTCATGGTTTTTGCTATCTTCGTCAGTAACGATGATGTAGGCGTATCTGCGCCACGTTGACGAGTTATCCACATGCCAGCCTTTGATTTTGAGCTTGTCGCCCTCGATCTTGATACTGTCTAATCCGCCGCTTTCATTTGCGTACAGTTGGAAGTTTCCCAGTGAGTTGTCATATTCACTCTTTGCAGCACTCGAAGCGCAACGTCCGTTCAAACTGCCAAGATAACCATATTCAAGCTGAGTTAACTCTTGCGTATAGTAGCTTGGCGGCTCGATTGCCCCGTCACCCAGTACGTGGCCTTTATAAATCGTATGTGGTACAGGTGATGTTTTGCCTGCTACCTTGTCAGCCATATCCACGCTGATCTGCTGAGTAGTCGTCTGGTCGCCAAACGTGAAAACATCCTCTTTGTTTGCATAAGCATACGGATCAAAGCAAGTGAATTCAAAACTTGAGATTACGGACAGACGGCCGCCTTCTGGTGTATCGGCATCGGAAAGTGTCCCGATGAAGTATTTATCCGGATCATCAGCAAAACTGATTTTTTTGTTTTCTCCGCTCAAAATCTGATTGAGCTTGTAGTAGATTTCCCTGAAGCGTTGCGGTGTTTCTGCGTCAATCTGATATTTGACCGTGATTTTACGTGGTTCTCTGCGCTTTTTCTGCAATGTTGAACCGTCTTGATTGCCGACTGTCACGGTAGTTAGGCTATAACCGACCAATTCACGCCCCGTGACCTGCAGCGTGGTAAATTCCGGAATCGCCTGGTCAAGCGTTACACCGTCCACCGTTATCGCTTCAGGTGATAGCCATGCATCGCCTGTCATATCGTGACTATTTAAATCGATAAAATCGTACAAAATCATCACCCCTATCTATTGCCGTACAAACGCTGACTGCGTGCCTGTCTGCGGTTGAGCTCGTCTTCCAACGGCTGCGCCGTAACCTTGGCAATTGTTTTGCCGTCAAGGTTAACGGGAACTTCCACGGTAATCGTGCTATGCATGTTGACATCTGCACTGTATGCTTGAGCAAACGCCGTGTTAAAGCCATCAGTTGCCATTGCCGACCAGTCGCTAGCCGGTTTGACTACCGCACAATCCGCCAGCGTCTGCGCTGCCTTGGTTATCATGTCTTTATTGCCTGTTAAGCCGTTGGCAAAACCGGCAACAACGTAATAACCGACCTGGTCACGCATGACGCGTGACGGGGAATGAATGCCCAAAGCTGATTTAGCTGCTTTAAGCGCTGATTTTGCCATGTGAGCGGCAGCAGAAACCGCACTCCCAATCGCACCTCTAATACCTTTGACAAACCCCATGACAAAGTTTCGACCGGCACTAAACAGTGAGCTGGCACGGCTTCTTACGGCGTTAATGGCTCTGCCCATGCCGCTACTAATAGCGCTTATGACGCCGCCGAAAGCACCACGGACAACACCGCTCAAAGAGTGCCAAATACCGCTGAACGCTGATTTGACGTTATTCCATGCGGCTCGCCAATTCCCCTTGATAGCGTTAGTAACCGCTCTGATGATGTTTGCGACCGCATTAATGCATGACGATACAATCGATATGATGCCGTGCCAAACACCCGACGCAATCGATTTGATACCATTCCAAATACCGTTCCAAATTGCTTTAATTCCGTTAAGCACTCCGCTGATGACGGATTTGACCGCATTGATAGCCGTACTGATTACAGTTTTAATCGCATTCCAGATGTTGGATGCAAAATCTTTGATACCGCTCCAGAAACCGGACCACCAACCAGTGATGCCGGACCATGCAGACTTTACACCGCTCACGACTGGTGTTACTACCGTACCGACAAACCCGCTCCATACAGAGGACGCAAATGAAGTAATCCCTTGCCATAAACCACTGAAGAAGTCGGTTATACCCGACCATACTGACTTAAAAAACTCGACTACCGGCATTACAACGGTTGTTACAAAACCGTTCCAAACGGTGGACGCAAAGCCGGTGATGGTCTGCCATAGATTGCTGAAGAAGTCGGCGATACCTTGCCAAGCCGACTTGACGCCCTCGACAACCGGATTTACGACATTAGTCACAAACCCGTTCCACACGGCTTGAGCTGCGCTTGTGATTGCGTCCCACAAAGTTTGGAAGAACTCTTTTAGCGCATTCCATAAATTCTTAAAAGCATCGATTACCGGTTGAATCGATGTCAGAAAAGACTGCCAGTACGGAGATACCGCGTCAACAATCGATTGCCATAGATCACTAAACCACTGTTTTACGCCATTCCACGCGTCTTCTATGCCTTGGACGGCTGAGCTGGCCGTGTCCTTGATGCCATTCCAAATGCCGCTGAACCAGTCTTTAACGCCACTCCATGCGTTTTTAACCGCATCTGCCGCCTGAGATACTTTGTCGGTGATTGCATCCCACGCTGACGATGCCAACTCTTTGAGTTTGCTCCAAGCATTGCTGAGAAAATCTGTAAATTCGCCCCACAACTTTTTGCCAAGTTTTGTTTTTGTGAAGAAAACTACCAAAGCAGCTACTACCGCGCCAATGGCGACAACAACAAGCGTAATCGGGTTTGCTGCCGCAATAACCGCACCAATTGCGCTGGCAATCCCTGTTATGGTGTCGCCTACATACATAGCACCGATTGCCAACGTGCTGAATGCATCGCTCACCACCCCCGCAATCGTGCCGATTTTGGAAATAACCTTGAGAAATGTCTTCCAACCCGTTGAGATGGTGGTTATCGTCTTGACCGTGGTAGAACCTACCTTGATTGCCGCCCACAAATACAGCAAGGCTTTTGCAGTTGCCCTCACTCCGTCTTTGTGGTCTTCCAGGAATTGGAAGAAAGACATGAGCGAATTTTTAACATCGTTGCATACTTTTTTGATTGTCGGCAGCTCTTGTTTGAGATACTGTAAAGCCACTTCAGTGCCTTTGGATACGATAGGACCGATTGCCGTAAATGCATCGTTAATCGTGTATTTGAGGTTATCCAGTTGTTTTGCGATCGAGCCGAAACCAGCTTTGCTGAAACCGTCATTGATATAGGTAATCATGTTAGCTAAGTTTTTAACGACGGATGCCTTCAGGTTGGCAAAAGACGTGCCGATTCCGGCGCTGTTTTTGCGGGCGAGTTCTGCAAAACCGTTTTGAGCCCCGTTTAACTCAATGAATTTATCGTTTAACTGGTCAATTGTGATTGAACCGTCTTTTAAGGCCGCATACAAATCCTGCTCCGCTGATTTGCCCGTGAACCCAAAAGCGTTGGCCACCTTGCGCAAGGCAATCGGCATGGTTTCCATCAGCGTTCGATATGACATCAAATCGACCTTACCCGTCGATAACATCTGCGTGTACTGCGTCAGACCACGGCTTGCGTCTGCGGTCGATGCGCCACTTGCCAAAAAAGCATTGTTGAGTGCCACGGCTGATTGAGCAGCTTTTTTAGCCGAACCGGTCAACGGTCCCAGTTGCTGAGCACTGGCCGTGATTTCATCAAGTGATGTCGGCAATCCGTCAATGCCCTTTTGAAGAATTTTAGAAGACTTGGCAACATCACGCGTGCTATACCCTAACGCTTTCATGACAATCGGATATTTGTTAAGCGTATCGAACCGGCTGATCGCACCGCCTAAGCTATCCTTGACCACGCCTAAAGCGGAGCTGGCAACCTTGCTGGCAACGCCAAACAAAGCACCAAATTTAATTGCGCTCATGCCTGTACGTTGTGTTGAGGTGGTCAACCCTTCCAAACCTTTTCTTGCATTGCTTAATCCTTTACTAAAACCGTTGTCATATGCTCTCAAGACGGCCGTTAAACCTACTTCTGTCATTGCTTGTCCTCCTTTCTATGCCTTAATTCCCATTCTTTTTGCCTTTGTTGTATCTGCTTGGCCATGCTGATTCGTTCCAGTCTGTCCGACGTGTACCAATCTTCGTAATGGCTGCGCACACTGTCGATGGCTTTATCAACATCAAACACTTCATCAGGGCCTTTGAATTTATACCGCTTGCCGTTATTCGATTTGGCGTCACGCGTATAAAACGCCAGTTGCCATAGGTGTTGCTGCGTGGCTATCTCTTGCAACTGGTAGGCCTCCATTCTGATTTGATATTCCCGCAAAGTCATGCGTTCGATATCATTAAAATCAGTAATGCCCAGATACGCTATACAGTTGAGTTGAATGTCGTAATATTCCTGTTCGGGTGTCAGCCTTGATTTTCTGCCGCCGCTTTCATCGCTTGTAAAGGGCGCTTTGTCACGTTCGACTTTTCAAGTTCAGCGACAAGCTTTTCTGCGAGTTTGTCCCAGTCTTCTACTTCGTTTTCCAAGTAGGCGTCAACGTCTTCTTGCGTTGGTCTGCCGGTCTTGACATGTGCGGTTGCCGCATAAATGACGTTGGCAATTGCAACCGGATCAGCGCCAATCAAGCTGGGGATTGTTGTCTGCAAAGCCATACCAAGATTGATACCTTCCTTTGTCGCCACACCGGCAAGGCGATTGAGTTCACGCACGAATGCCATGCCAAACACCAAAGCTACATTATGACCATTAATTTTTAATTCCATGTTTTTTTATCTCCTTACTAAAAAAGAGCGTCAAAAAGACGCCCTTATGTCATTATCTATCGCTTACTTAGCAGCGCCTGAACCGTCTGTTCCATTTGTGCCGTCATTCTTGAGCAAGCCCTGGAAGATATAGTTAATCTGTTCGCGCAAACCGTCGGGAATCTTGGTGTAGCCGTCCTTCGGTTCACCGTCAACCGCCACTTCAAATTCTCTTGTCCCGTTATCGTCCGGGTCGCCCGATTCACTGTCTTTGGAAATTCGGCCGCGCATATAGTGTGCAAATACCTTTTCACCGTCGGTGCCAAGCATGCCGAGCTTTACAAACCAGAATTCGAGCGTTGTCTTATCCACAAGGGATTTGTGCAGCAAATTAAGCGTTTCTGACGTACTGTCCAGTGTTTCAAAGCTAAAACTTGTTTCAAGATTGCCTACCTTAGCCACGTTCCCCGACTTTGTAGCGGTTGAATCGCTGTCGCGTGACAACTCAAAGTCTGTTGACGTCAGATAAGGCACCATTTTAGCGTCTTCTGTTTTTGCTTTTGCAAGATCACGCACCATGACGATGCCGTCAAAACCCTGCAAAATCTTCAAATCATTTGCCATGTTTAATCAAATCCTTTCAATTTAGAATTGTTTTAATTCAAGCGTTAATGCCCCGCGATGGTAAATCATGTTGGGTACGCTTGTATCCATGCTTAGCTGCTTTTGTTGATTGCCGAAATAAGCATAGAACTGGTAGTTTGCCGTTTTGATAATGCCGGGCTTTATCAGACTGTAGATTTTGTCCGTTAATTCCGCTACGTCAATCCGCTGCTTGCGTGTGCCCCATACGTCGATATCGATCGTGTATGTGCCGCCAATCCGCAATTTAGTTGCACCGGAAATGGTGCTGACGTTGCCCACACAGATTATCGGGTAGTCCACCTTTTCTTTTTCGCCCGGCAGATAGTCAAATGTGCTTTTAGCTCTTAATTTTAAGCATTCGGCATAAAAATAATCATATAATTCTTGCTCAGGACTCATTTATCTTGCCACCCCACAATCTTTTCTAGATCTGCCTTGAAGATACGCTTTTGAGAGTTAAGAGCTGGCTTGATTGCCGGTTCTTTGGCCATAAAGCGTGTTCCGTTTTCAAGGTAGTTGATATAGTTGGTGTTGACGGTAACTCGCCCTTCGATCCCCATGATAGACATGGTAGTTTGCCGAGCAGTGTTGCCCGTCCAATAGCCTTTAATGTAGGCCTTGCGTTCGTTTGACAGTGCTCGTTCGTGCAATTGCATTGTATTTTTGCGCACCGCCCTGCGGATTGCGGCTTTCTTGCCACTTGCTTCCAACATTTTCTGCAGCTTTTTTGTTCCGACCCACTCGATTGTTACTCTACCCATTAACATCACCTACTATCAATGTTGTACCGTGCGACAAATCGCGTGACGTGACCGCCTTATAGTGTTTGCTGCCATCATCGATCGTCAGATATGACCACTCGAAAGCGACCGGACTAAGCAAGCGTACCACCTTGTTTGCGGTCTTGACGTCACCAAACACCTCAGCACTGCGGTTAGTGCCTACGTCGGTCACGTTTGCCGGTGTGGTAGCGACAAGAGTTATACCACCCTCATACCCTACACCCGGCACGTAATGTTCTTCTGATTCTGACCAAAAACTTACCGTTGACTCAAATCTCATCGCTACTCACCTCGCTTTTTATAAGGATCGAAGAAGCACCCTCGGCCAAGCGTCTGCGCATTTTTGCCGTTGCGTTCCTTCCATGCATCGATATCCGCTTGGAAATCGTCAAAATCGTTGCTGTTGAACGTAATCGATTCCCCTTCCTGCGTATACGACGTCATGCCCTCGTTTTTGAGCCGATTGAACCGCTTGACGCATACTTCAAGGGCGATATAACTCAAATCGCTTGGAAATTCCTCAGACGATGCAAGGGCGAGCTTAAACCGCAAAGCTTGCACGGTAGTTTTGATGATAAGATTGAGCAACGCGTCACGGGTATCATCGGCCAAGCCAAGCATGGTTTTAAGCTCCGCTAAATCGATCGCGTTGTTCATCGCCTAGCCTCCTACACTTGCGGTGTTGCGGTTGCTGCTTTGAAAGTTACGACAACTACTTTAGAATCATCGTAAAGGTATGCTGCATAGTGTTCGTCAGCCGTGATAATCGTCTTTTTGTTGATAATGTCGCGGTCTGTTTCCACCTGTACACCACGCTTCATGATCAACTTCAAAGGTGGCGTTGACGGGTTGACCTTAAGCAAGATACCTTCTGTAGCACCGAGTTTGTTGGTAACAACGATTTGTACACCTTCTACGGCGTATTTGGTGTTGTTGATAACGGCATCTGCGCCGATATCAGAGCCAATCTGGTTCTTCTGCGCATCTCTGCGGATTGCGCTGGCGACCTTAGGCGATGTAACCAAAACAAGCGGGGAATCGTCCGAGTCGTCGGTAAAGGTATTTACTGCGTCAAGCAAGCCGTCTACAGTTGCCGCAATCGTTGCCTTCTGCTTTCCTGCTTTGGCAGCCGTCAGCAAATCGTCATCAACTTTGTTAGCCAAAGCCAAACCGAGTTGGCGGTTGGATTCACCGATCGGGTCGCCATATCCGGTAAGCACTGCTTCATCAGTGATTTGTGTACCTTTGCCGGCTTTCTTGACGGTAACTGATACCGACTTTGTGCCGAGCTTATCCAGCGGGATTGCCGCGCCTTCGGCAACGTCCTTGGCATCGCCGATATAAGTGAATTTCGGCATTTTAAGCGTGTTGCCGGGAGAGCTTTCAAGCGTGGTATCTACCTGCGCTAATGGCGTAAAGCGCAATGCTTTTTCCAACGTATAAGAAATAATTGGAGCGTTGACCTCAGGGTTTACGAGGTCCGCGATTTGTGTGATTGTATCAGCCATAGTTATCTACCTCCAGTAGTTAGTTTTCTAAAAAGTTCAGGATCAGTGTGGAACAAAGCGACACGTTCCTTTTGCGTCATCATGTCAAAATCTTGTTGACTGACGGCCTTTGCCGTTGTGCCGGAGACCCTTGGTGTTCTGCCTTTTTTAAACTCTTCACGGACACTATCTTTGACCGTTTCCGTGTAATCAATAAAGGCTTTGACATTTGAATAAGTGTTATCCGCGTCATCAGAAACAAGAAAATTCAAGACGTTTGAAGGAACGGTCAGTCCGTTTTCTCTCAACACTTGATCCGTATCGTCAAGCGTTTGTCTGCGGGCGATCTGGCTCTTTAAAGCCGCGATCTCCTTGTCCTTTTCATCGACGTCTTTTTTTGCCTTGTCCTCATCAGACAGCGTTTTAACCGATTTGCCGGACTCAAGCTGCTTGATTTTGTCAAGCGCTTCTTCCAGCTGCTGCTTGTAGCTGTTCTTTTTGGACTGTTCCGCTCCAATGCGCTTTTGAAGTTTTTTAACAATCTCATCGGCGTCAACTTTCTTCTGTTCCGGTTCAATCTTTTTCGGCTCGCCAGCCGTCTGTTCCGGAGCAGTTGCTGTTGCCTTTACGTCAGCTACTGTATCTGTTACTGTTGCATCGTTATCCATGATGTACCTCGCGTTTTAAGGCCTGGGAGCCTGTAATCTCGGTTGTTCTTTTAGCCCTGCAGCTCGGAAAAAGGGCATAAAAAAAGACGGTTGATCCGTCTTGAATACTATTTGCTACTTGTTGTCTTCGTTATCTTTGTCATTCGTTTTTGCAGGTCTCAGTCCTTCCGGTAAATCTTCGTCCTTGAATTCTCTGCCAAATAACCCGCTGAAAAATTCCTTTGCATTTTTCTTATACTCTTCTGAACGCTCAAGGGGTTTAAGATTCTTTACAGTTTCAAAATCAGCATCGTACCATCTTCTGTCAGAATACGGTTTCTTATTCATTTTCTACCACCTCTATAATCGGAACTAATTTATTATTAGAACGTTCCTCTAAGTAGTATTTTACAACTTTAAATGACGATTTCCTAGCAAATAAAATCTCTTTCTCTTTAGTTTCATCATATTTTCCTAATACAGCTCCCGAATGACTATTTAGTATTATAACTCTAAGGTCATCATCATAATTGTAAATTTCTCGTGAAGTAGAAAAATATCCTAAATCTTCTATTGTCCTCATATCTACCACTTTAGCGGCGAATTCTCTAACATCAAACCCTAAACCGTTACTGTATGAACGATAAAGAGGGGATTCGCTAGAATACTTAGGCAGTTTATCAATCGCATTATCTAAATTCATAACTAAATCTCTTTGCGCTTCACTAAGTTTCTCTTTATGCCTTAATGCATAGTTGATTTTGTATGATTCAGAACTCTTATAACTCTTTATTGCTCCTATTTCATCACGCGACAGTTCTTCCCTTTTCTTCCAGTACGCAGACAGTGCACACCGGCAATTAGGATGTTGTGGCAGTTCGGGCACGTCCTTGACAGGATATACGCCCCTACCATGACCGCTACTGTGGGATGCAATTTCTTTGCACACAACGCACGCCCTCGGTTCAGCAATCCATCTGCAATACTTCACATCGTATTCTTTGAACGATTCTAAAGTAGCTTGTGTTTGACAGCGTGCTGATTCAGTGCGCGCTATTCTTTCTGCAGCGGCTCTCATGTTGCCAACGTCTTTGGTCATATGCTTATAAAACTCTTTAGCAGTTGCTTTCGGGTTCTCGCCGCTGATCAGCACCCTTGACAGTTGCTTCTCCAGTTCCGATTTGAGAACATCGACGTTTGACCAAATGCGGGCCGAGAAGTTGGCACTGCGTGTGCTGCTCATGACAATCTTTTGTACGTTTTCTTCGGTCCACCAATCCATAGCGTCGGCCATGCCGGCACCCGCCAAGATACCCGATTGGCGTTCAAATTCTTTGCGTGTGTCCTCGTCAAGTTTGACGTTGAGTTCAGCGTTGATATCTACGCCTAGTTCAATCAGACGCACACCTATAAGCGACTTCAGATATTCAAGCCGATTAATCCGCATGGTCACGTTGTACAATCTCATGCGTTCGTTGACTTCATCTGAAAAATCAGAGTAGCTTACATGCTTGCCTTTCTTGCGCATTTGGTCGGCTTCTTTGACTACCTTTTTAGCCTCCGTTTCAAATTGTCTTACGTCAGCTTTGGATACCTTCTTGCGTGCCTCAGCCAGGCTGACCCCGTCACGGGTAGCAAAACTTTGCAATTCACTTTGAATATCCCTGTTAATCGCATCTATCGTGCGCTGATAGTACTTTTCAAGGCTTGCATTAAAGGCCTTGTCATCAGCCAAATTCTGACGAATATACTCAAAGCGGGCTTTATCTCTGTTGTTCCAATACGTCTTGTTGCTCATCATCGTCACCGCCTACGTCTTGGCCACGCTGCATATCGACAACGCTGATGGCCGTCTGCATTTTCTGTTCATCTTCTTTGTCCATGCGGTCAACTTCCGCCTTAGGATCATCAACGATAGACAAAACGGATAGCTGAGTTTCCTTGCTGACCACGCCTTCAAGGTTCTTAGCGTCCGCAACTTCCTCAGACAAATTGTTAGGCAAGTTACGATTGAACTTGAATTTAAGGTCTCGCCACGCGTCAGGCCAGTTGGTCAGACTGAAAACAGCTCGATATAGTTTACGCAAGGACCGTGTGAATTTACGCTCCTTACTTGCCGCCATGTTTTGCATGGATAGCATTTTGTACTGCATAGCCACACCACTTGCGTTGCCGCTGAAACTGTCATCGTTGGGGTTCGGGACCTTGGCGATTTGGTAAATAAGATTAGTAAGACGGTCGATTTGATGTTCCTGCATTCCGTCAGCATCGGGTTTTGACAGAAACTCGATCTTTGCGTTTACCGCGTCAGCATCAGGGCTATAGATCATACGCTGCGTCTGCAAATCGATATCCGGCAAACCGTCACCGTCTGCGTCAAGGTTGAGCCCTAACACTGACAAATATGCATTGTCGAAGTACTCGATTTGGTTCTGTTTGCTCGATAATGTGTCGTTAAGCTCGTTGATCAGCGTTGACACGTTATCGCATAAGCCTAACCTTTCCTCGTTGTCAAAAAATTCAACCGCCGGCACTACACCGTAAACGTTCGGCCGCTCGTCAACCACGCGGTTATCACTGTACGTGGTGATGGTGTCTGCCGTGTACACCTCAGCCATGTTTTGCGTGCCCTGGTCGCCCTGCGTTGACCAATGGCGGATAAAGGCCAAGCGGCCATGATTAATCGTGTCATCATAGATCATCACACCGTCGGTTGGTGGGATAACCGTCAAACATGTATAACCGTCTTCGTCTTGATAAACGAGGGCATACGAACGACCGTAAATGTCGCATTGCTTGCTGATCTCATTTAACTTATCCTGCATCGAGTTGGTATCGTTCCAGTCTTGCAGCAAATCATTCTGCTGCTCGTTATCAAGCGTGATTTTAGGCGGAATGCCCATAAAATAGCCGTTGTACGTGTCAACAAGGTAGTTGGCGATGTTGGCCACCAACCTGTTGTCCGGACCCGTGCGCTGTGCGTCGGTCGGTTTGTGCAAGATGTCATGGTCGCCAAGATACATGCGCATTTTGGCTTTGTAATCCGTCACCCCTGTTGCTGCATTGCCTAAGACACCGGCACCATACACCGCATTGTGGATAACTGCGGGCGTAATTTGTTCATTCTGTGGATAAATCAAAATACCATTGCTTAGTCTGTATAATTCTGCCATTCTCTCACCTCCTAAATAAAAATATTGCGCATGCCCACCGCTTTAGGCGCTCCGCTGCCGTTGATTGGTTCTACCGCATATCTGATGGCGTCGATACAGTGGTTATAAGAATCAACCGGTTTGTTAATGTATTCGTTGGTCTGCCGGTCTTTCTGATAGGTATAGTTTTCCAGTTCTTCAATTGTCTTGACGCACCGATCATCAACTATCCACTCGAACTGCTGCAGAAAGCCGATGCCCTGGATAATGCTATCAGGGCCTTTCTTTGCCGGCTTGATCCGGGCGATTCCACATCGCTTGATTTCAGCGATTGATTTCTTTTCGGCGGCATCAGCCGTAATGATTTCCTTGCTATAACCTAGCTGCTTAATGACCTTGGCTATCTCATCGTTGAGCATGCCTTTTTTTGCGTATTCTTCGAGTACATATAACCGTTTACCTTTGACATCGGCTTTAACATGGATAAAAACCGACGGATCGTTGATATAACCAAAGTCAAGAGCAAACAACGAAGGATACTGCGTCAGCTTGTCAGGATGCAGACGCCTGCGCTCAAACGTCGGGAAGACCAACTTGTCAAGCGTTGCAAACTCACCTAATGTGTAGATTTTGTAATATGCCGGGTTAGTGCGTTTAAGCGCCTCAATTGTCGCGATGTTGTCCGCGTCAAGAAAACGATTATCTTTGTATGTGCTATGGTGTACGGCAACGCGGCTAGGATCATATACGCTGTTGGGTGCAAACCATTGCTTGTACGTCCAATTGACTTTGCTCACCGGGTTAAACATGCAAAAAAGTTGTCTGTTCTTGTGCTTAGGCTCACGCAAGCGAAGGGTAAGCTGCGTGTAGTCATCAAGCGTGAACTCGCTGGCTTCTTCCATAACTACGTCAGACAAGCCCTTGATTGACTTGATACGTTCGGGGTCTTGCATACCCTTAAACAAGAACTGTGCCCCGTTCGGTAGCGTAATCGTATAGTTGGTCTGGTTGACTTTGCACAAAGCAAGCAATCGCCACCGCGACAAACAATCGAGAACATCAGCAAAGATTGAATCCTTAATCGTGCGGTCAACTTTGCGCAACCACAGTATCTTGCGCGGATGCGGCCACTTCTTGAGTGCTTTTAAGACAACTTTTTGTACGACACCGTGTGATTTGCCTGACGATGCGCCGCCATAAGTCAATACCAAACCTCAATAAAATGACTGTAGTCAAATAAGTTGTCAAAGATTTGCTTGTTAAAAACTTTATTTGGTTTCGGAAAATTTAAATTGATGTTTGGCATGGCATCACCTTCTTTCGCCTTGCCCAAAACTGTATTGATATATTTAAACTTAGTTTCTATTGCCCAAAACTATATTGATATATTTAAACTTAGTTTCTGCTGTTCACTAGTCGTCTTCGTCATAATCACCAACTCCGATGTTGATATCCATAGTCCCGCTGATTTCCTTGCGTTCGGTAAACATGCCGTATGCTCTGCCCATACACTCCGCCGCTTTGAGCCGGTCCTTGGTGCTTGCTGGCACTTCCAAGATTTTGCCGCTATTTGATACAACCTCTTCTTTTACCTCGCCACGGACTACTGACGTAAAGAATTCTTGTATCTCTTTTTGAGTTGCAATGGCGTTACTGTGGCGTTCATTCATGGCCTTGTCTATCCAGGGTCTAAGTTTTCGCAAATTTTCGGCGCCCTGAACTTTAGGGTTTTTGTAGCCGGCAATGCGTGCGGCTTGAACCGAATTCATCTTGGCTTCGCCAAGGTAAGCGTCAATAAATGTGCTTTGCTTAGCCGTCAGTTTCTTCTTTTCAGTCACATATACCACCGCCTCTCTTTCTGAACTAAAAATAAAATAAAAAGAGTACGGACAACTCCGTACTCTTTAACACCTTACACTTTAGCATGATTCTAACGTTACCGATTATACACTGATTATACACTACTTTATAACGATTGACTTCGTACCATTGATATACAGTTTCGTAATGTAACTTAATGTATAATTCATTTCGTATGCAATTCCCTCAAGGGGTATACCGCCGATATAGTACCGGTCCAGTACCTCGGCTTGGCGTTGATTATCCAATGCGTCGATGCACTGCGTAATCTCGCATCTGATTCGGCGCATGTGCTTTAACAACGTATTGATCTTTTCTTCCAATTCATCATGTTGTATCAGCTTATCGTCAAGCGTGATACGTACCGACGCTTTCGGCTCGCCGGTCAGCTTAGGCGATTTAAGCGCCGCCATATCCTCGTCTATCTGCGCCAGCTTATTTTCCAGTCTCTTGATTTTCTCGCTTAAAATTCGATAACGAATCAAAAACGCTTTGTTTTGTCGAAACTCGTTGTCTGTCGATATAGTACGCATAACATCACTCCCACTCCACGTTCAAGAATTTCGCAAAATCATCAGTTTTAGGAACTTCTAAAATATCGGAAAATGCCAGAAAATTGTAGTTGTCACTCTTTACGTAAAATGCCCGTTTGGCTTTCCTGCTCAAGGAATCGC